TCATAGAGAGTGTGTTCTCTCTATTTCATAATCTGATTATAGACTGATTGACGATCATTGTCAACCCATTTTATCGTTTTCCACCAATATTATATTTTGCTACGAGTTCCCATTCACTCTTCTCTTTGTATGGGAGAATTTTAATCTGTGCTAGTGGCGCAATATTGTCTTGTGTCTTTTCTGGTTCTACAATTTTGACCAAATCCCACTCTTCAAGTAGGTTAGCAATCGTGTTACGACGCCCTTTATCTTCTTCTGAAAACGAAGAACTCTTACCGTCTAGAGTGAAAAGTTCCTTGAAGTGAACGATATAATACTTCCCCTTCTTATGTAGAATATGACAGGATTGATATAGCTTCTTGTCTTTTCTGGATGCGACACCGATACGAGTCAGAGTTTCCTTTACTTTTAGAAATGCTTCTTCGTTACCTAGTTCCACTTCCACTAATGTTTCAACACTCATTTCACGCCACCTTTTTCTTGTTTTTGTTTGATACGCCCTATTTGATCCGTTGAAAGAATCTTTAGGTACTGTAGAGCAACTTGTTTATTGCAGCCATAATAACTGGATATGATATTTATATTTTCATCATCTTCAGGTTTAGACCACTTAGCAAAGCGTTTCCGGCGACGAAGAACGCTATGATAGTAGTCAAACTGCAACTTCTTATCAAGGTGGTGTAGCATATTCATCTCATTAGCATGTAGTATTGCGTCTGGATGATATGAGAGTGCTTTGTTTGCGAGGAATGGTTGATACCCTCTCTCAGCAAGAGTGTCATTCTCTGTGCCTCGCATGAGGTCTTTCTTAGAGTCAGATACTGCTTTGACGTAATCAAATGGATTGCTCATTTCCAAGTGACCTCAAACATGATAGCAGTGAGAAACGCCATGATGTTGATTTCAGGGTCAGCCGCAAACGAGTGCTTGTATTGATACTCACCAAGAGTAATCACAACACCAGGAACAGAGTTATCAGACACTTCTTCCCATGCTGTATCATAGAATGCACGGAAGAACTGTGAAGCATCCATATCACTGTTCTCACCAACCCACTTACGAACAGACTGATACTCTTTCGCTTTCATGTGAGTAATGAGTTGTTTGAACGACTCTTGGTTTAGATTTGCTAGTATGCCAGAATCAATACGACCAGTAGAAGCATAACGCTGGCACTCATTGATAACTCTGCGCCAGTCAGGAAAGTGTAGATTGACCAGTTCAGCAACGACTTTGCTTTCAAATTCAACTTCTTCATTTTTGAGAATATCACAGAGTCGATTGAAGAATTTTGCCGCAAGTTTAGCTTTGTCTTTACCTTTAGTTTTAAAATCAATAACCGTACACCGAGAGTGTAATGGTTCAATAACACGGTTCTTGAAATTGCATGTGAGAATGAATCCACAGTTCTTACTAAACTCTTCCATAAAGTTACGAAGAGCAGGTTGAGTTGATTGTGGGTTGAGATAATCAGCCTCGTCAAGGATGACATACTTACGACCTCCCGTAAAAGATACTGATGATGCAAACTGCATGATTTCAGTTCGTAGTGTATCAATGTTACCGTTCATAGAACCATTGATTACAATGTAGTCTGCATTTAGTTGTTCACACAGTGCTTTCGCAACAGTTGTCTTACCAATACCAGCACTGCCAGTCAATAGCAGATTAGGGATATTTTCTTGGTTGACAAACTGCTGAAAAGTCTGCTTTAGTTCGCTTGAGAGTATGGTATCAGAAATCGTCTTAGGACGATACTTCTGTACCCAGAGAAACTCTTCATTCATATCAAAACCTCATCATATAATAAAAATCAAGTATAGCAGAAAAGGGGATGAGTGTCAACCCATCCCCTTAAAGTTTTAGTTCAGAGTAGAGAGGTCAGCGTCAACTACTTCCTCAACAGCAACGTCTTGCACCTCTTCTGAAGGCGCAGCGGGTGGCCCTGCTGCTTCTGCTGCTGCTTGCTGCTTGTCAGCTTCTGCCTGTAGCAGAGCGCCAAACTTTTCACGAAGAGAGCCAACAGCAGTCATTTCTTGACCACGAATAGCGCCACGAGCGCAAACAGTGTCGATGATACGCACAACAGCGTCAATGTCTTGTAGAGTGATTTGATTATTTTCTTCAGTCATATTATTCTCCAAATGTAGAGTTAGATTCGATTGCAATAAAATACTTTACGTTGTCCGAAACAAAACACGACAATCCTTTTGACGATAGATTGACCGTGTAATCATTCGGCATCAGCTTCAGATTTTCAACTTTCATATACATATTGAAAGTATCTGATGTTGAACCAACTGTCACGCCATAACGATCAGTAGTTGGATTTTTAGAGTTTACAGCCTCCAATACGATTTCACCATCGACCCCTGCAAAGGCAATCTCTGGCAAACCAAGAACGGAAGCAGCCTTTAGAACAGACTGCAAATCATTCCAAGAAATATCTACCTTCACCTCACAAGGTGGCATAGTCATTTCTTTTTCTGGTGGCTGAAGGATCATGGAAGTGTCTGCAAGAGTGTATTGCACCTTGCGTTTATTTTCCATAATATTGATAGACTTTTCATCAAAGTTTAGCTCTGGCGATTCGAACAACGATACTGTTGCTAGAAAGCGAGATAGATCATAGATACCAGCTTCAGATGAAAAGTCGTCACTACCGCTAACAATTGCCATAATAGTCTTCTGAGGAGAAATTGTACTCAGTGTCGTACCTGGCTTGATAACGATAGAAGGATTGATTGAAGAGAAGTTCTTCAAAACGTCCATAGTATATTCGTTCAGTTGCATTATATAGTTCTCCAATTATTTGCGATTGCGCTTACGAGAAGTGCGAGCATTCTTAGCTTTTTGACGCTCTTTATTTATACGAGTTTTGTTGCCTTCCTGATAATATTTTTTGTTTGATTCGTCACTTGCAGTAGGAGACGCTTGAATCGCAGCCATCGCACCAAGACTACCACCAAAGATATACGAACCCATATGCTTGAGTTCCATCCAAGGACACATCCACACCTTCATACCAGCCTTACGAACATTCTGACAGAACATATAGTCTTCTGATAGATAGCGCTTCGACTCTGGGTCAATGATACAATCAAAGTAAGCCATAATCTCACGAGAGCCATCAAAAGCATCTGTACGAATGTGGTCGGGTAGATACTTGTATTCTGGATATGCTTCTTCATACTTCTCGAACGTAGAACGAGGAATACACATGAACCCAGTACCAGCTTCTAATACTTCTACTGGTTGGTCAACACGAAACTCGGTGATACCTTTTGCTGGGTTGAACACATAGTCGCCTACAAAGTTCTCAAGAGCAAACGGGTTCTCATCAGCGTGACCCATCTTCACTGCTTTAGCAATCTTCTCCCAAGAGATGGACTTCTTAGGATATGGACCAGTGATGATATCTACGTTCTCTGGGTCTGCTAGTTGTAGTGCCAAAAGAGCGAATACATCGTTCACATGAAAACCAATGTCACTATCAATGAAAATCATATGAGTGCAGTTACTACGCAGGAACTCATCCACACAGTAGTTTCTAGCACGAGTAATAAGAGATTCATTGAAGAGATAGTAGAAGTTTAGGTCAATTCCATACTTGGTGGCAGCCATGCCAAGGTCGTTGGTAGATTTGGTGTACATGCCAGCGCATTGTCCACCGTACATAGGTGTTGCGACGAACACCTTTGCCTTTCGTAGCTCTTCAACTTGGATTTTCAGTTCCATTCACATCTTCCTCACTTGTTGCATATGTTGTATCGTGATTGTGTAGAGCAATAATAGCATAATGAATGACCTTTGTCAAGTCTTTTCGCCAATCTTCTACGCTTCCTTTGTGACCATATCGTTGAGCATACTTCATGATATTACCAATACAGAACCCAGCACCATGACCACTATCTAGAATGAACTCAGTAGCTTGATACTTGTTCTGAGAGTAATGCTGACTGTAGGTAGAGTTCACATACTCTAAGATTTCTGCCAGCAGCTTGTCTTCACTATACTTATACATTACCATATTGGGTACATCACCTTTTTCAAATTTGGTTTCCAATAATTAGGGCCCTTGAGAACCTTACCGTCCTCACGATATATAGGCTTTCCATCTTCACCCAATTTACTCATATTGCTATTATGCACTTCTTCAAAGCATTCGTCAAGATTAATTCCAAAAGAATGTCCAGCACCATAGACAACATAGAGAAGGTCTGTGAGAGCATCAGCGACCTCTACGATATTTTTATCGTCTAATGCTTCACGAAGTTCATGCAGTTCTTCTTCAATTAAGGCATAGCGTAGTTCAGCAACAGAAGACCATTGTGGTTCAGCCTCAACATTTTGACCAAACGCATCCATAAACTCCTCTACTTTTCCAAAGTTAGTCATACATTATTCTCCATAGTTTTCAATAAGTTTCATTCCATAGCTATTCGGTTCAGAAGAAATCTCGACACCGGGCTTGTAACGTAGTTCGTTATTCTTAAAGGGGCTATAATCAACGTAATGATGCCAACGACCATATTTCCAAGAAACACGAGCAACATCTGGATGCATTTTAACTAGCATCTCTGATTTATTCACAGTACCTACAGAATTATATTCCATATTCTTAGCTTTGTCAAGCACTTTTGTACCAATTTCTTTATGATAGAACTCTTCAGTGTTACCACCTTTCACCTTTTGAGTTGCTGCTTTGCCTTGTAGAAATGCGTTGAATTGAATGGTACAGTCACCATCCTTTAGCACACGGAGAGACAAGTCGGTATCTTCATTGTAGCGACCACGCCAACGATGCTTACATTTATTATCAATAAGCAAACAAGAATAGACACGAGTGTTTGCTAAAAATGCAGGTTTCTTATAATCGTTTGGACTAATAAAAAATCGATACTGAAAGCCAGATACTGGAACATTTTCAAAACGATCTATAAAGTCTTCTGCTGCTTTGAAAATAACACCGCTGCCAACACGAATACGCTTGTTCTTATGCCATCTGTAGAAGTCTGAAATATTATCATCCATCACCCAATGCTTCTCAGCACCAATAGAGATAGCATGGTCCCAGCACCAGTTTCTTGCTCTGCCTGGTCCGTCTCCATGATTGCTGAATGGAGCAACAAGTAATGTCACCCACTCACGAATATTAAATTTATATAGTGCCTTTTCGTAATTTTCTAGGTCTTGTGGCTCAATCGCAATGTAATGTGGTACACCAATCTTAGATAGAGACCTTGACGTAATCATAGATTCGTGCCGACCTTTAGAGACAATATAAACTGGCTGTTCAGGATTAGTCATTCAAAAAATTCTCCAAATTATTACCACGTTTAGAGTATGCTTTGCTCCAGTGGCATCTCCATTTGCCATAACCACGAAAGCCACCAGAGGCTCTTTTTCCGTCTTCATCGTAAATAATTTCAAACAAGCCAGGAAACATTTTCATTATAGTTTCATGGTCTCTTTGAGTGTCTTCAACAGTCTGTTCATCCCATATAACGGATTTCATCTTCTTATTAAGAACACTATTGTTTGCAAAACAAAACT